CTCCGTGTTTAGACAAGGACTAAAGAACAAAGCAAATATGCTTGTCAAGGAGATTGAATCAGCAGACCGAGCAGTCCTACGAATAGACGAAGAACATAGAGAGCAGGTATTCAACGAGCAGATAGATTTGCAGATAGCATTTCGCCAATGGATAGCTGAGAACATTAAATTTGACTAAAAAAACACGCTATGAAAAAACTAAAAGTAGGCTCTGACTTCTCAGGTGTAGGAGCATTCAACCAAGCTCTAATGCGTTTAGGTGTTCAATTTGAGGAGGTGTTTGCTTGTGATATGGATAAATATGCACGAGATACATTCATCCACAACTATGGTGAGCCTAAATACTATCCAACCAACGTATATGAGCGAGAGATACCATCACAGTCACTTGATATCTATATGACATCTCCACCTTGTCAAGCATTCAGCTCCGCAGGAAAGCGACTTGGTAAAGAAGACAAAAGAGGAATATTATTCTTTAATTCACACGAGTTAATCCAAGTAAACAAGCCGAGATTTTTTATATTTGAGAACGTCAAAGGGTTAATATCGGATGACAACGGAAGAACGTTTCAGGAGTGGGTGAATATGCTTGGTGGTAAATCAGTCAACGGAGTACCAGTACTATTTCCTTATGATGATTCAGTTCCTTATCACTTATATTGGCAAGTTCTCAATGCAAAGCATTACGGAGTTCCGCAGAATCGTGAGCGAGTTTTTTTGATTGGTATCCGTGACGATGCTGATAACCGTTTTCAATTTCCACGAGAAGAACATTTAAGCAATAGATTGAAGGATGTGTTGGAGGATGAGGTTTCTGAAGAATACTTTTTAAAAAAGAAAGTAGATTTAAGGAATAGTATTATAGATTCCTATGACGTTGTTCAATTGAATGAATGTAAAGAAAGCGGCGGTAAACAACCATATCAGCAAAATAGAGTGTATGATTCTAATGGATTATGCCCTGCTTTAAATGCAGGTCAAATAACTTGGGGAGGCAATTTAGTTTTGTACAATATCAAAAGACTAAATCAAACGCTACAAAAACACAAACTACCTAAAGGAGAAGTAAGATTTGTTGATTCATATAATCAAAGTATTCACGAAAATTCAGCTTGTATAAATGCAAGAATAAACGCAACTAATGATAGACATTTGTGGGATGGATACAAAATACGCAGACTTACACCACGAGAATGTTTTCGATTGATGGACTTCCCTGATACATTCACTTGGAAGGTAAGCGACTCACAAGCATACAAACAAGCAGGAAACTCAATCGTTGTCAATGTACTTTACAAAATCTTAAAACAACTTCCGTTATGAGATGCAAGAACTGCAAAGAGAAGTTTGAGCCTGTGCGCTTCAATCAAAAGTACTGCTTGAATAAGATGTGCGTTGATGCTTGGGTTCAGGAAGCCAAAGTAAAGAACTGGCAGAAGAAGAAAAAGCAAATGAAAGCCGATTTAGAGACAGTACAAGACCTTGTTAAAGCAACTCAGTTAGTATTTAACAAATACATCAGAGAGAGAGACAAAAACGAACTGTGCATATCTTGTAAGCAGAAGCCAAAGAAAGAAAACGCAGGGCATTTCTATAACGCTAACAACCATTGGAACGTAAGATTTGATGAGGATAACGTACACTTACAATGCGAGAGGTGCAATAGTTTCTTATCAGGTAACTTGTTGAAATATCGAACAAACCTGCTAACTAAAATCGGAGCTGAAAGATTCAATCAACTTGAAGCAAGAGCAAGGATAACACGGAAGTTCACCAAAGACGAACTAAAAGAAATAATCAAAACCTATAAAAACAAGATTAAAGATTTATGATTTCAAATATTGCTAAAGCAATGTCAAGCAAAGAACATATCAATCGTAGCTTAGACACAGGTAAAAATGGTGAGGACAATTTTAAATTAGCTTGTAAATTGAATAATATTGATTGTTTCGAATCGGATGAAGAAAACAATATTTACAACCATATAGACTTTTGGATTTTAGGTATGGGAGTAGATGTAAAAGGATATAAAAATAGTCATTCAAAAGGTTTCGTTGTTGTTGAATTTAAAAACGTAAATGGATATGCAGGTAGTTGTTCAGAACAATCAAAAGCAGAATTAATAGCATTTCAATTTGATGGTTATTTTATGATTGTACGAAAACAAGAACTATTAGAATATTGCCGTAAAGAAGTAGAATTAATTTATGTAACATCTTTTAACGAATGCTACAAAAAATTATACCAACGTACTGGTAGAAAGGACTTGATGACTATGTTGAGTGTTAATGATTTAAAATCTTTTAAATTTTTACTCAATTTGCATTTTATATAAATATAATTTCTATATTTGCATATAACATTTAAATAAAACGCTATGAAAACTTACTTTTTTATTTACGCAGACGAACAAGGCAACGAGTTATGGATGAACGCATACGAATGCCAAAACGATGAGGAAGCAGCTGAATTAGGTAAAGAGTTGTGGATGAACTGTGGTGAAGGAGATTGTGACCACATATATTTTGTAAATTAATTAAACAGGGGGGTGCGCATCCGTAACGCACAAAATAATAAACGCTATGAAAAGTTTACTAAAAGTTCAGGCAGAACTAAAATGCCCAAAAGGTTCTTTCAACTCGTTTGGAAAGTACAAATATCGAAGTGCAGAGCAGATTCTCGAATCACTTAAGCCGCACCTACTCGCAAACGAACTAATGTTATTCCTAACTGATGAGATTGTAGCAGTAGGAAACAAGCTATTTTTAAAGGCTACGGCAAGTGTTTGGGATGCCAAAGGAGCAAATGTACAAACGAATGGTTTTGCAGAGCTTGGAGAACACAAAGGAATGTCATCGGAGCAATGCACTGGCACGGCATCAAGCTACGCTCGTAAGTATGCTCTTAATGGTTTGTTCTTAATTGACGAGACTGAATCAGACCCTGATTCTAAAGACAACTCAAAGACGGAGAAGAAACTTCCTGCAATTGACCAAAAGCGTTTCAGCGCAGCAGTACAAGCCATTGCCAAAGGTGAATACACACGAGAGAAACTCGAATCATCCTTTGCATTAACTGATGGTCAAATTGATATGCTTAACGCCCTATGAAAACTCTCAAGATTCGATGTTCTGCCATAGGTAAAATAATGGCAACACCACGCTCTAAAGGCGAACTACTAAGCCAAACGGCTAAAACTTATATCCACGAACTTGTGTTAGAAGAGAAATACGGTATCCGCAAGGACTTTTCAAGCCGTTACACAGACAAAGGGAATGCAGTTGAGGATTTATCTATCTCACTTGTAAATGATGTCTTAGACGTCAAATTTATATACAAGAACGAAGAGTATTTCGAGAATGATTATATCAAGGGAACGCCTGACGTAAACACGGAAGATGTATTGCTTGACGTGAAATCAAGTTGGGATGCTACTACGTTTCCGTTTTTTGATACCGAGATACCTAACAAAGACTACTTCTATCAGCTTCAAGGTTATATGTGGCTAACTGGTAAACAACAATCAATGCTTTGTTACTGCCTTGTTGATACACCTATCGAAATGGTGGAAGACGAAATCCGCAGAGCGCATTGGAAGTTGCATAAGATTGAAGAGGACTACGACTTACGTGAGGAGATTCTACGCAAACACGAATTTAGCCAAGTGCCTAAGAACCGAAGAGTAAAAGTGTTCTACGTACAAAAAGACGAAGCAGTCATTGAGCAAATCAAAGAAAAAATAGAGCTTTGCCGTGAGTATTATAACGCCTTAATTCAATTCCTATGAATCAGAAAGTAGAAGACCATCTAAACACGAAATGTAAACGAGAGATGCAACTGACGAGTTGAACGTAACCTGCCGTGCATTGGCTGCGGCTCTCATCGTAGGGAGATAGGTTAGCCTTCCGAGAAAAAAGGCTTTTTTAAACTAAACACAATACAATGAAAATAGAAATAACCCACTACGGACACAAAGCCAGCTACGAGTTCGACCACGAGGATGTAGAGCTTGAGGACTTGATTTACCACATTGAGCAGTTGATTCGATTGACTGGCTATTCAATCAATGGAACATTACAAATAGTAAACGAGGAACAATGAATTACGAAAACTACTACCGACTATTACACCTGTTAGCAGGAATAACAATTGGCTATTTAATTTTTATACTATGAAAAAACGAAACGAAGAAAGAGAATACTACGCTGCATTAGGTACAATGATACTCATTACCGTAATCAGCATTACATTAATCATCGCATTTATCAGTAACATATAAACCCA